TAATATCGGCAAAATACATCCCGGGCAAGAAGCCGGGCAAACCGAAAAAGGGGATATTGTGGCGATAGCGCCTTATCTTGACAAATATAAACCATCTAGGTCAGAGTTACAAAGGTACTTTATACTTGTTGCGGATTTAACAAAAACAGGTATAGAAGAATTAATGGAGCCAATAACCGAAGGCGACATTACTGTAAAGGCAAGAAAAAGAAAAGTAACTATGAATGATCTAAAAGACATAAAACAAGAGGGTATAGTAGATGTTGAAATACTTAATAACAATATTATTGTCAAGCCTATTAGTAAGTAATATAGCCCACGCTGTTACGGATTTTGTTTGTACAGTGAACAAAGATGGTGAAGACTATAATTTAGTTTCTACGTGGATTGGCGCTGTTAATGATGTCGGGAGTATAACTACGGCAACAACTAAAGTATTTAGTCATACTGGCATAACCGGTGAGGTAGCCGACGGCGCAACCGTAACCGGCACCATTTCGGGCACAACGGCTACCGTTGCACATACAACAGCTACACAAATACTTGTGTATGCGATATCAGGCGCAGGGTTTCAGTTAGGCGAAGATATGCTAGTGAGCGCTGGCAATAGTGTCACTTTGTCAGACACGGGTGATAGCTGTAATCTAGTTTGTCATGTATATGATGACGAAGGAGAGGTGCTAGAAAGTGCCTCATTAAATATTTGGGGTGTTACTGTTGGTCCTAGCAATCAAATATATATAACTGCACCGGAAGGCGAAAGGCATGATGGAAAAAAGTATGGCACTGGAGCTAGAATTAACGTTGCCGGTTCTATTGTTTGCAAGAATCAGATGTATGTTAATATATCATGGCTCGGCTTATATCAAACGGCAGTTATTGGATCATTTATCTCTTTAGAAGACCAGTACTGTTTTAGCAAAGTTAATAACTGTATTATTACAACAAATCAAGTCGGGGCGAATGCCGCAATTTATTTGTCACATTATGCTACGGATGGATTAGGTTATATTATTAATAATATAATATACGGTGCTTTTATGCGAGGGGTTCGGCACCTTAATTCAGGAACCGGCTCACATATTAGAGGCAACACAATATCCGGCTGCACTGAAGGGATTAGAACTACTGGTAGCGGATCTTTAATTAACAATTTGTGCGTAGGAAATACGACTGATTATATTAATAATAAGGCAACTTTTACCACTAATGGGAGTGGTGATGCTACCGGAAGTGTCGGACTACAGAATTTAACCGCAGCGGAGTTTGTATCGGTGACAGCAGGAAGCGAAGATTTTCACTTATCTGAATCAGCCACAGCAATAGACAAGGGGACAGATACAGGAACTACTTACAGTGCTAATATTGACATAGATGGTAGAGACAGAGACGCGTCTGAAGATATTTGGGATTTGGGTTGCGATGATGGCCAGATATATGTTGCACCAAAAAGTATAGGCAGTGCAATGTTTCGGGGACTTAATCGAGGAATGAAAAGAGGATTTTAAAAAAAATGAAAAAAATAATTACAATATTACTATTAATATTTATTCCACTTTGTTTTTTTAGTTTTGCGGCAGAAATAGTCAGGCAAAAAGGCGTAGAAACAAAAATCTATTTCCCGATGGTAAATAGTGGCGGTAATAACGTCAGTGCTGCCGACGGACTAGACAGCGAATATTCGTACTGGGATGATGATACCGCACCAAGCTCTTTTGTAGATTGTACAAATGAGGCGACAGAAGTAAACGATACCGGTTGGTATTATTTGACTTTAAGTAATGATGAAATGAATAACGATTATATAGGTATTAAAACTTACTCTAATACTGCCGGAGTGTTGCTGCAACAATTATTGATCAGAACTATTGTGGGTGATGTTTTAAATATCGCTACTACTGATGACGGAGGTGTTATTAATGTCAGTAGCGGTGTGGTAGAAGCTGATATTATTAAAATCAGCGGAGGAAATAGCGCAGCGGATAATTTAGAACTAGATTATGACGGGACCGGCTATAGTAAAGTAAATAGCACTATAGGTGAACTTACAACACTTGCTAACGATGCTACGGCTATCAAGGCCCAAACTGATTTGATTATGTTTAATGCAGCTAATTATATTTATTCGGATCCGTGGATTGCGGACACTACATTATATACAGCCGAAAACACAATGGGCAATGTCCTGAATGATATTATCGCTAAAACCGATCTGATCCGCTTTACCGCTGCTAATGAAATCTACAGCAATAATTTGTCTGCAGACAGAACCGAATTCACCGCCGGAAATAGTGTAGGAGAAGCATTAAAAAATATATTTGACAATACCGACGGGCAAGAGACCGACGGAGAATACCAAAATCTAGAAAAAATGATAAGGCGGAATCGATGAGACAATATATAACCACAGAAGTCAAAAAAACAATTGCTATCTCTATTCCGGACAGCTCGGCTTTAGATACTGTTCAAATTCAGATTTTACAAGTGTCTACGTCCTACACTTGGGATTTTTATGCACTGGCCTTTAGCGCGGATCCAACTGTTGGAAACATGAGCTTAATTTCCAGCGCAATTGGTAAGGATTGGATAGCCTCTTTTACTCCTGATAAAGACGATGAATATGTGGTAACGGTTAAAGTACTGTATGCCGATACTTCGCAAACGATTTTAACTCCGATTTATTTTACAGCTATTAATGAACTGCCAGCCGAGGCACCGCTAGAAACTCCACCGGAAGCAGCTAGCGGTAAAAATACTTTAGAAATGTTAAATTATATTTTAATCCGGACCGGATATCCTTATCCCGGAATTTTGAATTTAGAAAATTTAGAGGAAGACAGCGGGCAAATATTTGCGACAATGTCTGACGTGTCTATTGATATTGCTAGAATGTTTCGTTGGAGATTACTACGCAAGAAAGCCACAATTACTTTAACAGCTACAGATAATGAATATACGGTAGCTACGGGTTTGTACAATATTGATGAAACTTCTTTCTTTTTTGATACTAATAATCCTTTATCATATCTCAAAAGATCAGAGTGGAGTAAAAAAATATATCAAAGTGATATCGTGGAGAGTAATAGCGGGGATCCAGAATATATAACATGGGAAGGAGATAAATTCATTATCGATAAATTGCCCGGGGAAGGCAATGCTGGTAAAACTATTACTTATTATTACTATCAGATGCCGGCTGAATTCTCCACGATATCGCCAACTGCTCGCAGTTGGTTTCCGGCAGGATTCGAAACTTCGGTACTTTGTAATTCAGTAATTTTTGAAACTCTTACTTTTCGGGAAGAAAACCCGACGGAAGCAGCTAAGTATTTTCAGTTAAAAGAAAAAGCATTGCAAAATATGAGATTTTATTATGAGGATATTATAAAAAATAAGCTGAAAGGACTGCCTTTGTGACCACAGCAACTTATAGAAAGAGAAAATTTTCCGGCATGTCACGGCTTAACGACGTTCATAATATGCCTTATGATTATTCTTATTTTTTGCTGAATGCTTACGATAAGCAACCAAAGGGCGGATTAGGTTATAATGAACAACGCTATGGCACTTTACCGATTAATCTTTCTGTAATTAATGATGCCTCTACTAAAATCAGATATCTCTATGAGGCATCATGGGATAGCGCAGTCAAGCAAGTTATTGCTCGCGCTTATGACGGCTGGTTTTATTTGGATGAATCTACCGATGAGTTTGTACAATTTGAATCCGGGCGAGATGAAGATGTCGGCGGTCAAGCTTGCATGTGGAATGATCAATTGCTTTATTGTGATGGCGGTACTGTCAGAAAATGCAGTGCTGATTATGAACCTGCTGTTTTATCGACCGATGCAAATTTGCCGGCTACAGTATCAGCAATTTGTGTGCATGCCGGTAGGGTGTGGTTAGTTGATGATGAGACAGGCGATGTGAGAGGCTCTAAAGTCAGAAATGCGGAGTCTGACACTTCTTGGACAGGGACAGACGATCATATAAAATTAGAACTTAAATATGAAATTGGCAAAATTGATAAACCAAGACGGTTGATATCAGTAGCCGATGAATTTCTGGTTATTCTTTGTGATGAACATACGGTAATTTATATCGCGCCGGAAGTCAGAACTAATATTAGGATTCAAGAAACTGTCCCGGTGGGGATTTTGTCACCAAATTCTTCCGTATTTATTGGCAAAATGTTGACTTTTTTACATAAAAGCGGAGTAAAAACTTTATATTCTACTTTAAAATTTCAGAAATTAGATACCGGCAATTTAGGGGATAAAGTTGATCCTTTGCTGCAAACTTATCTAGATTCCTGTCAGGACAAGAAAAGCATTAGTGCGGGATATTTTACCGAACTTGATCATCTATATACGGCTATTCCGCAAACTTATGAACATCAAGTATTAGTTTATGATTCTTCAATGCAAACCGTTACCGGAGTTTTTCGTTTTAAAAATTTTTGTCCTTACAGTTTCTTAGAACGTGAAGACGGTACATTTTTAATCGGGGGAGATGATGGCAATGTTCATAAATATCATAAAGATTATTATGATGATAACGGCGAAGCGTTTGACTGGGCGTGGCAACTTCCTTATTTTGGGGTTGATATGCCGGAAAGAAAAAAAAGTTTTTGTTATATGGAAGGACTTTTAAAAACTTCTAATCCGGTGACTATTAACGTTGATTTTATTCCGGCGTTTCTGCGTAACAACAAAATTCAGTCGCGCAAAATTGAAATAAAAACTACTGCCTCGATGTATGATACGGCTACTTATGATGTGAGTGATTGGGATGCCGACGAAGTGCATCAATTTTTTGATTATAATGTCCGCTCTCGCGGTAAATTAGTGAGTGTAAAAATGACACATAACACTATCCGCGCCAGAGTTAGATTTATGTATTTTTTAGTATCTGCAAAATTAGGAGGGAAAAAATAATGGCAGTAAAACCGGGATTGTTTAGCAACACGTTTGATCCAATTGCCAGACGTGATGCGAATATAAAAATATTAGCGCAGGATTTAAAAACAGAACTAGAAGCTATTAGGGATGCGATAAATGGTCGTATAACTTATTACGAATCTTTACCGCTTAATCCTGTAGACGGACAATCCGCACTTGTGGATGGGGTATTGTATAATTATAAAAGCGGCGCATGGGCTGGCGTAGGTGCTCTCGAAAGTTATTTTAATGTAACTAATACAATATATGTAGATATTGGCAGAACAGATATTTATACGCCTAATGGATCTTTTATTTTTCCTTATAAAAGCATAAGCGCAGCGCTGGCTGTGGCTGCGGATAGACAGATAGTAGTTGTGGCTCTTGGTACGTATATCGAATCACTTTCTTTTTCCTCTAAAGTTATGCTTATTTGCAAAGGTGTTGCAGTAGTTGGTAATCTTACAATTGCTGTAGAGACAGTAATAAATGGTGATATATATATAGTTGGCGACGTTGCCATTTCCGCAAATTTTAGAGGGGAAAAGATAGCGGTAGAGGGACAGATGGTCACCTCAGCTGATGCGGAAGTTTCTATTATTGATTTAACAATAGAAGCGACTGATAAGTCAGCGTTAATAGCTAGCGCAACTAGTACACTAGCTATTCGCATAACAGCATCTTGTACCGGCGATTATGACTGTATATTGCATACTGCAGGCTTTTTAGGGTTGGAGCTTGGTACTGCTGTTATGGCAAGTGCTACATACAAACCAATTAATTCTACCGGGGGAGTAGTTTCTTTTTTCGGCATGTTTTTTAGTAATGGGTCTGACGATGAGGGTGCTAGCAGTGGAAGTATTGCCAATAACGCAAACGCAGCTAACTTCAATAAGTTAGCTCGTATAGGTCTTGGGCGCAATAATACAATAGGTACAATGACTTGTGGGGATGCAGCAACTTTTGTATATGATAACACATACGGTAATTTGATTGGTTCTAAAATCGCGCATAACGTGACTGAAGCGGAAGCAATAATAGCGGAGGAATAATTATGGTTGGATGTAATATGGGAATAGACAATAAAGTTCAGCTGGAAAAATCTAAAACGGACATAATTAATATCTACAAATGCATTTCTAGAGTAGAGAAGCAAATTAACGATATCGGCGAAAAAATTACTAATTTTGAGACGGAATTATTTAAGGTAATGGCTAAAGCATTAGTTAAAAGTGTGTCAATTTGTGCAATTTGTATTACTGCAGTTTTTTATATTTTAAAATGGGTGAGCAAAATATGAATATTATTCAAGACAAAAAAGTTACTTTAATTCCTTTAAATCAGCGGAACAAAGAAGTATTTTTCAATCTTTTTTTAGAGTTAGTTTATCAAGAAAATGCGCCTTATTATATGCAAGAATTTAAACTTGCCGGCTCCGATGAAGAAATTAAGGAAAAAATTCTTGAAAAACAGCAATACGGAGCTTACTTTTGGCTAGTTTATCCGCAGCTTGGCAAAGCCAGTGATCCGCTAGGAATTATTACGCTAGAGAAATATCGCAATCGTTGCACCGTCTATTTTTGTTTTAAAACTGATGCTTTGCAAAAAGTAAAAAATTTAATCAATAATCCTACAAAATTAACTTATGAAGAAAATACAATTAAGGCAATGCTGGAAGAATGCTGCTCAATCGAAGGCGTAACGCGAATTAGTACTTATGTATTATTAGATATAGATAATACAGTTTTGCCAATTTTATTGCACAAATGCGGATTTGTACAAGAAGCAATTTTAAGAAAATATATTGAAATTGAAAATAATATCAAAGATGTTCTGTTGTTTACATTTTTAAATAATGAAGAGGAGGATATTAAACTATGAGCGTAGAATCAATGATAGCTTCTTATGTGGTGCCTAAGATACTTGGCAGTATTTTTGGCAGCTCACAGGAAAGAGGGCTTGGCTCCGGAGGTGGCAAAGCGGAAGCCACTGATTTAGTGGCGCAAGCTTATCGCAGTCTAGGGCTTGCGGTACCGTCTGATATTGCAGCCGGTAATCCTAATGAGATAGTAAATAAGGTCATGGATGGTGATTTGAAAAGTGTTTCTGCAATTAAGGCTGCTATTGGCGGCGGCGGTGGAACAAATCAGCAAAATTTACTGCAGCAACAAATTGATTACATGAATAAATTAGCCATGCAGCGAGCCGAGGAAGAAAAAGCCGCACAGGTAAGACAGGCGGAAAGAGATAAACTGGTTAATCAATATTTGGGTTATCTAGGTACTCCTGATGATACTTATCGCAAAGAATATTATAAGAAAAATTATGATCCGGCAGCTACTCGCATGACGCAGGAATTATCGCAGCTGGGTAGATTTGGTGATATTGATAGTGCCTTGGCCGAATTAGGTGCTAATACTGAAAGTGCCATTTCGGATAACTGGGATACAAAAATAATGAATATTGTCAATGCGCTTGAGCAAGGAATGAGTAGAGATCAAGCCACAACAGAATATGCAAGAAGTAAATCATTTATTGAACCGCAAAACATTTTATCGCAGATGAATACTCTGCAGGGGATTGATTCAAATACAACTAATTCTTATCTGGATGAATTTGCTAAGAGCGCTGCGACTACAGAAGCAAACCGGAAAAGTGATAGTAATGCACTCGGCACTATTGCAGCTGATATTGTAGGTGAAATATTTAAAAACGATAAATATTCTTATGCTGATTTATTCAGCAAGATGTTTAATTGAGGAGGAAATATGCGTTATAATGATGAAAATAATGATCCAATAAGTAATTTTATACAAAAAGCAATCATTGAAAAACAAGCAGCTCCAAGAAGTAGTTTTTATACTAATGCGTATAATAATTTACAAGGATCAGACAGTGATTTGGCTAATATTGTGAAATCGTCATTATTAGCACGTAAAGGCATAGCCGAAAACCAAGGTTTAAATAATTTAAAAAGTATGATGGCTGATCGACAAACGCAATTAGAAGCAACTAGAAAAGAGAAAAATAATGTTACACAGGATTTTGTGATGAATGCCAGAGATTATGCCAATAAGACATTAGATATTTTAAATGACGTTCAACTTGATAATACCAAAAAAGCTACTTCTTTTGCGCAGCTGGAAAATGATTTTATGGGAAAATATGGCACTATGGAAGAAAGTAAAGAAGTAGTTAATCGAATTAGGAATATGATCGGTGATTTTGGGAAAAGAACAACTACAAAAAATACAGACCCGCAAACGATTGAGGAACTTTCTCCTCTGAAAAGAGGAGAATTGTATAGGAAATATCAAGCTATGATATCAAAAGCAGAAACTTATGAAGGTGATGCAGCTGCTAATTTGCGTGCGGATCCACAATACAAAAAATTGTTATCTGTAATGCAGGCCAATAAAGAATTACCTCCGGAAGAAATACAACGCTCAACAGAAGGAGAAACGGGAGTTTTGGGCGATGCTTTCGGGGCTGTAGGCAAAGCTTTTACGCCGAGCGGAATTAAAACAGCTACAGAATTTTATACAAAGCCCAAAGCAGAAATTTCGAATTCTAAAACTGTTAAAATAAAGCTTCCAAATGGTAAAACAGGTACTATCCCAGCGGATAAATTAGAGCTTTTTAAGAAAAAATTTAAAGCGCAGCAATTATAGGGGGCAATTATGGCATCGTTGCTCGACATGGAACTTAAGAATTTAGGATTTGTTGAAGATTCTTTAAATGAAAGTACAGGGTTAGATCAAGAGCTTAAGACATTTGGTTTTAAAGAGGATCCTATTCTTGTAGATAAAGAACTTAAAAATTTTGGATTCGTGGAGGATGCTCAGCAAGAAACTAAAGAGCTAGATAGTCCGGAGCAATTCGGATTTAAAGAAGAAAAAACTCAAGATTATTTACCTGATCTACCAATTAATAATCAAGATAATGATAATACAAGTACAATCACTACTAGTGAAGGCATTGATTTACCTGCTATAGAGAAAGAGCAGGTAAATCCTCAAGATATGTATGCGACTATACCTGAAGATATCTATAATGAAATTTCTAAAAACAAACCAGAGAATGATTTTGTGGGGGGAATGAAAGTATTAGGACAATCATTATTAAGAGTTCCTAAAAATGTAGCTGCTTCCGCTTTGCAGGCAAGCTTAGGGGCGGAAGGGGCGAGTATTGTCAATAAAGGATGGGCGAATAAGATAGTGGATAAGATAGCAAAAAATGATCAAACTTATTTGGATGATATAAGAAAAAAATATTCAGATAAAAATATTATTCCCGGGATATCCATAGATGACGTTGCTCAATTGCCTCAAAATATAGGTTTTTCTCTAGCGTCTATGAGTGCAGGATTGGGGGTAGGCGTGCCTATAGCTTTAGCACCTGTACCAGGCGCTAGAGTTGCCGGATATCTTGCAGGATCTACAGCAAGCGGAAAAGCTGCTTACGAAATGGCTACATATTCAATTATGCAATCATATCTTGATTTAAAAAATCAAGAAGCATTAGCTAAAACAGGAAAAGCAATAACAGCTAAGGAAGAAAAGGAATTAAAGAAAAAATTTAATGCTAAAGCTAAACAATACGGGTTATGGGAAGCGATACCCGAGGCTGTCAGCAATGCTACTAGTCTTAAATTGTTAGCTCCTTTAGGTAAAATGATAGGCGAAGGATTAGCCAAAAAAGTAATAGGACATGTAGCAGGAGTTTATGGATCGGAATTGTTGACGGAAACGATAACGCAAAAAGGGCAAGCTCCAATAGAAGAAAGTGTCGGATTAAGAGAGACAGGGGAAGGGGATTTAACATGGTATGAAGCTTTAAAAGAAGTAGCTCCTCAAACTTTTTTATTATCTACGATTATGGCAGGGGCAGGGGCTACAGGTGGATATGCGAAAGAGGCAATACAGAAATCTTTAAATAAAGAAATAGGTAATAATGAAGCGTTGGCCAAGAAAATAGATGATGAAATTATTGATAATGAAAAACTAAATACACAAATTACGCCGGAGTCAGAAAGTGAAATAGTTCCTGTAAATACTACTCCAGTGAATACCGCTGTATCTTCTTTCACTAATACTGAAAATCAAGAAATAACTGTCCCTATCGACACAGCAAAAAAACTTATTGATTTGAATTTTAAAGGGAAAGAACCGGCAGCGGAAGGAGAAAAACAATTACTTATTTTAACCGGGGGTCCGGCCGGAGCGGGGAAATCTACAGCTTTAGGAGAAATAGTACAGGATCCTTTTGTTATTGCTAATAGTGATTTAATTAAAAAACAAGCAGGGTATGAAGAATCGGCACCGCAATTTCATGAAGAATCTTCCAAAATAGCTAAAGAGGTTTTAGAAAAAGGTATTTCAGAAGGATACAACGTAATATATGACTCGCAGCTTACTAATTATGATTTGGCCGATAAGAGCATAAAAAAAGTACTAGCTAACGGAGGTGAGGCTGATATTAAATTCACCTATATTGAGCCGCAAACGTCAAGAGTTAGATCATTAGTAAGACACGAAACCGGAGAAAATAAACGAGAAGTTCCGGAGGAAGTAATTATTAAAGCGCATAATCGCTCATTACCTACTTTTTTGGAGCTTTATAAGCAATATAAGGATAACCCTAACGTAAGATTTACTTTAGTAGATAATAATGTGGATTTCCGGGATCCTGTTGTTATTATGGAAGATAACGTAATAAAAGACTCAAAAATGTTTGATAATTTACTTAAAACAGAGTATAATGTAGCTATAGATAAGAAAGGAGAAATGAAAAGTGAAAGAAAAGAAAATATCACCAGTCTTGAGCCTTTCCGGGAAGAAATCGAATCCCGAGTTAGTGTCATTAAAGAAAGAAAAAAAAGTAACGGCCAGGGAAGCATCGAAGCAGTTAAACAAAGCGATGTTGAACGTCAACCCCTTCAAAAAGAAAATATAAAGCAAGAATCAGCACTTGCAATTATTGACACTGCCTTAGCAAGCGGTAAAATAGATACCGGTACTCATGCTTTAGCCAAACATCTAGTTACGGAGATTGATCCGGAATTTGATGCTAATAGCAGCCTTGAAATTGTCGATGAAGTCAGAAAAGCAACGCCGGAAATGTTAGTACAGGAAGGACTAGCCAAAGATGTCAAAGAAGCGGCAAAACAGCTTAAAAAAGAAGAAATCATCATCAGTGGTGAGACCAGATCCGGTCGAGGAGACCTACACAATATTCAAGTCCTTAAAACATCCATCTCTTTGTATAAGGGGCATGATGCGGACACACTTGTGGAAGAATGGTATCACCGAGCCTGGGATAGACTCGCTAGAAACGAACAACAATACTTCGAGCAATATCATCGAATTTCCAAAGACAAAAGATCGGTAAGAGAGCATTTTGCGCAGGAAGGAAGAGATTTTTTCTTTTCTGAAAAAATGCACGAAAAAGTAGGCACACTCCGCAAAATATTTAACAAAGCTAAGGAATCTCTTAAAGCATTGATTGCGCGGATCCGCAAACTTCGAGGCGCCAAAATTCCGGAAAAGATAAAAAATATGTATCGCAAATCCGGCACTGAATCGGCAGGCAAAGGGGAGCAATCGCTGCAAAATTTGAATAAGCAAGAAGCAGCTGCTTATCAGCTTAAAACAAAACCGAATATCTCGACGGTATCGAACCTAGAAACACATATAAAATCTTTACGCGCAAAACTGCGCAAATTGAATTTATCGGAAGATGATTTAATGCGCCGCGCGGAATTAGAAATTGAGCTTAAAAATTATGAAACCGAGCGATCCGAAGCGATAAGACAAGTTATCTATGATTATGCCCGAGATATCGGACTAAACGGCCAACCGTTTAATAAAATTGATACTTTGCTAAAAAATACTAAAACTAAAGCCGGATTAGAAAGAGCGATAAAGGAAATTGACTGGACTTATGCAATTTTACAAAATCGAACCTTAGTTAAAAATGTCAAAGAAGTAATTAATCAAGAATATATCCGCATGGCCAGACTAGCGGGAAAACGCCGTACAACTATGTCTACAAGTCATGTACAAAGACTTAAAGCTTATTTGGATGATTTACGCGAGGCTACTACTACCGATTTTCAAAAAACAATGAACTGGTTTGTAGCACATCCGGAAGATGAAATGCCGGAGAATTTATTAAAGGAAATTAGTAAACTTTTTAAAACACGTATCGAGACAATGGGTGCCGAAGAATTGCAAGGCATATTAAATGATATTAAATTAATAAAAGAAGAGGGGTACACCGTCGGAGAAAAACAAGAGGAAGTGTACAAGCAATTTTTGCTAGATCGCGCGACTAAAACGAAACACGATATTTTAAGATATACTAAAGCAGCAAAAAATAACGTAAACATTGAAAAAGTCAATCAGCTAATGAAATTAGTTAAAGACATTGGCGGCTGGGGAAATATTACAGCGGAAAGAATTTTAGGTTACTATACCAATTTTACTGATTCTTACCTTACGAGTATGGTATTTGATGGCGTTTGGGAAGGCTATTTGCGTAAACTTGAGGGTACTGAAAAAATATTTAATATTATAAAAGAAATTCATGGCGGTATTTTAGGTAAAAATTTATTTAAAAAAGGTTTTTATAAACTTAATCATAAATATTACGACCTTAAACTGGGAATTACGGAAAAAATAGAATCTTTCAGCTTAGACAAAATGATGTTTTTTTACGCTAATTCTAAAAATAGCTCTAATATGGCGCATTTGATGGGGGAGCATAAAGATGCTACCGCTACCGCAGACGAAATAATCGGCGAAAAAGGGTATAGTCGTCAAGAAATAGAAGAGGTAATTGCGCATTTACCGCAAAAATACAAAAATGCCGTAGATAAAATGATTGATTACTATGATGCGGTGCAATATAAAAGAATGAATGAGGAATTTATAAAGGAACATAAGGTACCGATGCCGAAAGAAAACGGATATTTTCCATTAAATACACTTACAACACAGAGCGGGAATAATGCGTTATTGAATGATATCTTAGCTCGTTATGGGCAGCGTGGCATAATGAAAGGCATGACTAAAGGGAGAGTACAGAGCAAAACTCCATTTGCGCAATATTCTTACTTTGAGACGATCGGGAATAATGCGCTACAAGTAGAGCATTATGTTAATCTTAATTCTCCTATCCGTGAGGCCAGACGATTTCTGAATCAGGTCCCACTTAGGCAAGCGATGGAGTACCGCTCGGCGGATGCTAAAGCTGCAATCGATGATTGGTTAAAAAGTGTTGCTTATGGCAAAGTTAGGATGCCGGAAGATTCTATGAATAAAATAAGCGAAATATTGCGCATTAATTTTGTAACATCGATTTTAGGCGGTAATTTAGTGGCGGCGCAAAAAACATTTGCCTCTATTTTTCCGGGCTTGCGTTATGTGAATGATAAAAATTTAATTTATAAGCCGAATATGCTTAAAGCAGGGTTACAGTTTATGTGGACACCGATCAAAATGCATAAATTTATTAATAATAAATCGGTGATGATGCGCAATCGCTCAACAAGTTATGAAAGGGAAGTAACTGAATTAAGTGAGAAATATTTTGTGAGAAATGCTTTGAATATCGCGGGGATATTTTATCATTTACAGAAAAAACCAATGATTATATATACAATAGCTGACAGGATTACAACAAATGTGCTTTGGTATGGTAAGTATTGGGAGCAATTAAGTAAAGATCCTCAAAATGAAGCTTTGGCAATAAAAGAAGCGGATAAATTAATAAGAAAAACACAAAGTATGGGGGATATAGTTTCTTTGCCAAAGAATTTTCGAGCCGGTGGGTTTGTAAAATATTTAACAACATTCAAAACTGACTCAAATCAGGCATTAAATATTTTATTTGAAGAATATTTTAAAGAAGGAAAAACGGTCAAAGATAAGGTAGCTACACTCCTATACGCGATGATGATGGTCCCGTTTTTTCTTACTTTAGTGGGTGCCGGTTATGGGATAAAAAAACTTAAGAACGATCCGGAAGGATTAATCAAAGGGTATTTTGATAATTTTTTAGGCGGCATTCCTTTTTTAAATAATATTAGTAATGGTTTATTTGGCTATTTGGGTAATGTTAGCCGTGAATTTCGTGGTTTAGCAAAGAATAATAATGATTGGATGATTGTGTCGTCGATTATTCCTAATTCTCTTTCGTCCCAGATAGACATAGCCGAGGGCGTTTTTAGAGGTAGGCCAGATAAAGTTATTACTGGGGGGTTAAAAATTGTCGGCCTTATGTCTGTCCCGCTGCAGCGTGGGATTAAGGGGGTAAGGGATTTAGCTAGCGGGAAAACAGACTCATGGCGGCGCTTAATTTGGTCAAAATCTGCGCTAGATCCCGGAGGCAAGGAAGTAAGGCGACGAAGGAAAAGACAAAAGGAAAAATCGTTAGTTGATGTGTTGTTCGGGAAGTAGTTTTAATGTTTACTTTTTCTATTCTTTTTATTGATTAAAATATTTTAGATATTCTTCTATTTTATTAAGCATTTCTTCTGGCCATTCATTATAAGATTCAATAATTCCGTTAGGTGGAATAATTATATCTGGAAATTTTGTTTGTAAATTGCGGATAACTATTTTGGTATTGCTTTCCTATGGGATTTGTCGTGGGCAGTTCCTCCCCAATTTAGCTTAAATAGTGTGTTTTGTTTTTTATATACCGCAATATGTTTTTCCCCTTTTGAAGAATGAGGCGGATGTATTGTTCCTGAATAGTCTTTGCCTAAATGGATCTCTCCCTTATATTTTGCTTCCGGTAAGTTTATAGTTTCTTCGGTTAATATGTGTAGAGTAAATTCTTTGATTTGCAATGAATAGTGTTTCATTTTCTTATTCTCTCCCTTTTTTAAATTTTATTCATACCCAAAAATTATAATATCATTTATAATAGTTAGTAATCAAATAAAAAAAATAATGTGCCTTGTTCTGTACCGCGAACGGTTGCTCTTTGAGATGTTTTAAGGTGTTTTAAGGTGGGTAGTAGTGTAGGCAAAAAAAGGATTGTAAGTATTGTTTTTATAAATACTTAGCTCTAAATAAGCTTTAGGTTGCGTGTTATGTAAAAACTGCCTAAATAGGTTCCTACCTCCTCCGCCAAAAATAATACTTGCCTTTCAAGCCCTTGCGGTGCAATGATTTGCAAACCTGCCCCAAAATATGTTTTGATTTTGTGCCCGCTTTTGTGCCATAATGATTTTGTTCTTTTTGTTGTCCGTTTTGTATGCGCTTTTGTAAAAATCGTGTTACTTTATTTTGATTATTTTAAGAGTTTTGCAGAGTTTTTAGAGTTTTGAAAAAAAATGAAAAAACAGCATTTACCTGTTGAAATGCCTGTTGAAACTTTGACTATTTTTTTTTACATTAATTACTCTCTATTAAATATTTACAAAAAACGACTAAAAATTGAGTTGTCGCAGTGACGTTGTCACTTTTTGAGCTTAAAAATAATGATTTTTTGCATATTTGCAAAGGTTTAGAAAATGCCGAAAAAAGCCGAAAATGTAACACTAAGCTACCATAAGCAAAGAAAATCTTACCGGATAAGGTATCGATTCCCGGATGTGAAACAGTATATCGATTATCTTGAGGGTACTAATCCGGTTATGCCTAAGAATAAGGATTGTACGGAATATATTGCGGGTAAGGAAAACAAACAATCTGTGCTTAAAAAGGTATTACTTCGCGTTGATCAGATTCAAAAGGATAAAGAAAAGCTGCTAAATGGGATTTACTTACCTCCGGAATATATCCAAAAAAACAAAAGGCGGAAATTTAAAACCGTTTTGGAAGATTTTTTAAAATATAAAAAATTAGATCATAATCTGGCCATAAGCACGCTTAAACGCTGCAGTGCCTATACTAATAATATCCTTGATGTAATTAAGGTCGTTTACCTTGACCAGCTGTCGGAAGAGCATTTGCGGACTTATTTGCTGCACAGACAAAAGAAAGTAGCCAAGTGGACAATTTATCAAGAGGGGATATATCTAAGGAGCTTTGCCAAGTATTGCCTACAGAGAGAATATTTGAATAAAAATCCGTTTATTAAGGTCAAAATGATAAAACCCAAAGAAAAAACGGAATGTCTAACGGAAATGGCAGATATTACTAGGTTTTTGGATGAAGTGAAGAAACATTATAATGATAATACTCTGCGTAAGAAGCTATATGCTAGAGCGACAATCTTGATTTTTAACACCGGAATGCGGTTAAACGAGAGCAATTATTTACAAAAAAAGAATATATTTCCCGATTATATTCGGATTGGAAAATCTAAGACTGCATCCGGCGAGGGCAGGCCTATTAGTTTGTTTCCGGAAGCAGCTGGCGCACTTCGCTACATTATGAGCAAGACTAAGCCGGTCAAGCCGGAAGATTATATTTTTCCTGACTATTTCCGCCTACAAGGCGGAAAAAACCTTTACCGTTTTATAAAAAATGTATTTAAGGTCATTGGTTTCCCCAAGTTTTCCACGCACACGCTTAGGCATACGATAGCGACATTTTTGCTTAACAATCCTAAAAATAAGTTAGATATTCGCACCGTTCAGGATTTGCTGGGTCACAAGTCAGTTATGACTACGCAGCGCTACACGCACCCTTCATTTGAGCGGCAGAGGGAGGATTTTAAGAAGATTGGCGGGGTGGGTTAAGGGATATGTAAAAATAATATTCTTTTATAATATGATATTTCATCAGTAATTTTATTAAAAGTATTTAGTATTTTTTCAATAAAGATTATTGGTAAAGTTCCTAACCAGTGATCAATTAAATATATAGGGATTGATAATTTAAATAAGATTTTAAATATTTTTTTCATTTTTCTTCCCTTACAAAAAAGATTGAAAGCAAATACAGGGATCCGGCAACAATATCAATAATTTGCCAAGCATCTTTATTTAAATGAATATTAATAAATGGATTAAAAATAAAGGCAATAGCTACAAATACCCAAAGCCAAAATTGTTTATTTAATGCGTAAGAAACAGCTACAAAATAAAAACTAATTCCAAAAGTTCCAAGTCGCAAAAGTTGATAATAAGCGTAAGGTTGTGAATCGATTGCTAAAAACAAGAAAAAAGCGGTTATTATACGTAAAAGTATAGAAACAATTTTATTCATCCCCCTTTTTCTCCTTTTTATATTGGTATATTAATTGCTCTTATTTTAATCGGATATACTATAGTACTGTACAAAGTCAAAGATAATAAGATTTCTTCTTTTTCTTTTTATGCAGACATTTTGTTTTCTACTCTCTCGGCTTCTTTATCAAACATATAAAATTCCATATTTTTATCAGAATATTTTGCTAATTTAAGCAAAGATTTACTAGATTTAATCTCATTTGATTCTATCCAAGTATATAATGTTTGTCTTTTACATCCTATAATTTCTGCTAATTGTTCTTTTGTTATTCCTTTTTCTGCGCAAAGAATATCAATTTTTATTTGTAATTGTGTCCGTTTTGCTTGCTTTTTTGCCATAAATATCCCCTAAATGTATTTTTTTTTATAAAAATGTTTGACACTATCTCAAAAATATATTACATTTTGTCTAATTCATTTAAAACACTAAAAAAGAGCGATGACAACAAAGCAAATACAATTAAATATTTTTAAAACAAAAAACAAAATAAAAAGCCCGTGCAGAGGACTTCCCCTGTTTTTTTGTCATCGCAACACAAATAACAGACCTCGTACGGGCCGTTTTGTTTCTAACAACTATATAACACATAAAACATTATTAATCAATTTTTTTTAAAAAAATATGACTGATAGAGAAATATTATTGCAATTGCTAGAAAAAGTAGAATTTCTTACGCAAGAATTTAATTCTTTTAGATCCGATCCCACGCTGGACAAACGCCGTAAATTAATCACTTTAAAAGAAGCAGCTACAATTCTTGGCTGCAAAAACCCAAACAGGCCCGAAGCACTGCGCCGAGCCTGTAACCAAAAGAAAGGAGTAATAGGTATCAATGCAGTGAAACAAAAGGGTGTTAAAGGGTACAGGGTGCCTCTTTACACAGTTTTAGCCGTTAAAAAAACGGAAATTTAAAAAAGAAAGGAGAAAAGAAAAGAAATGGAAACCGAAGCAGCATTATCGATAGCTTTGTGGGTAGTTGTAGCGTTTTTAGCGTTTTTTTTGATTATGTGGATTGCGGAAAGATGCGAATGTAATAGTCTGAAAGAATTGCTTTTGGATAAGGAAAACGAGCTGAATGAATCATCGAAAGAATTAACAGATTCAAGGGAAAAAATCAAAGAAGCAATAAATGCAGTAATAACAGAATTGAATCGGGCGGTTAGCGAATTGTCAAATTTGCTAATGCAAAAACAATCTACGCCGAAAAAATATCCTTTAGAGCGCTGGACAAGAGAAGATGAGAGAGAATATCAGCATAATGTTAAAAACGCAATGGCATGCACCTGTTTAGATAGTTTACTAAATAAAGAGGAAAGTAAAAAGAAAGACGAATACAGATTAAACACAGAAGTTAACGAAGAGAAAACCAATGATTTAAGCGAAGCAATGGATTTAGAAAGAGGTTGTTAAGAAAAAGTTTTTAAATTTTTTAAATTTTTAAAAAATAAAGAAAAGAGGGGAGGTTTTAAAAAAAATGACAAATGCGATGACAAAACCAGTAATGATGGAGACTAAGCAAGCCCGAGAACTGATTTTTTTCCTTAATGGCATAGAAATAGGCAGTATGTCGCCTTATTCGAGTATAGCGGAAATCAAACAGCGTAAAGACAGATTAGCCGTATCTTTTTTTGTGGATGCGGAAGAAATAGAAACCAAAATTAAATAAAGGGAAGTTATTTATGGAAATAGAATTAAAGTTAAAGAACAAAGAATTACTTGTACTACAGAGATTAGCCAGAGAGTTTCATCACGTCGGAGATAAACGTGATGAGGTTTATAGCAGTAATATGCAGTTTAAGATTTCTAAAATAAAAAATAAATTATCTATCCACGCTACAGATGGGAAAAACCAAGTCATTTATCAAATAGATTATCCGGAATACGTATTCATTTCAGGCGATGCAAATTACGATCAAATTCTTAGATTTAATGTTCCTTTTTCGTTTTTTAATGTGCTTAAATTTGATGACGTTAAGATTGCTAAAATTGACGTTATCGGATCAGATTCAATACAATTTATGTTTAAACTTGGCAACAAAATAAATTATTGGGACAAAGAAATTGATAAGCGAGATTTTCCTATACCTTACTATGTTGATCCTGTGATTGATACACCTATACCTTACTATGTTGATCCTGCGATTGATACACCTATCTTAAGTTTTTCTAAAATAGAATTACTGCACATCATTAATTCTCTGCCGGGGAAAAATATCTCCATCGCTTTAGTTAATAGCTTGATGACTTTAAGGGATGATGATAGTGCAGGCGCTATTTTGCACAGCATTGGCGACAAAAAGGCGGTGAAGAAATGAAAATATATCATCATAACGATCTGGATGGGCGATGTGCTGCAGCAATTGTGCGAAAGTTTTATTTAAACAAACGACAGGACATGACTTTTTTTGAGGTGGATTATAAGGATCCTTATGATCCTTATGAAATAAAAAAAGACGAGGAAGTAATAATCGTCGATTATTCCTTCAAGCCGGAAATCATGGAGGAAATTCTTAAGCGCACTAAAAAGGTGATTTGGATAGATCATCACAAAACTGCTTTTGAGTATAAGTATTCACAAAAACTGCATGGATTGCGTGATGCAGATTTTGCAGCTTGCGAACTGGCATGGAAATTTTTCTTTAAGGATCAGTTAATGCCAAGAGGAGTGGAGCTAATCGGCGATAAAGATAAATGGGCATGGAAATTCAAACACGAAACGGCGGAATTTTGTGAAGGAATGGGAATTTATGCAAATGGCCCGGAAGAGAAAATTTGGCACAGTGTTTTAACTTCGGTTTCTGATATCACTAAAATTACTAAAGCCGGGAAAGTTTGTATTCTTTTTCGTGATAATTTCTTAAATGATTATTGCTCTTCTCGTGGGTTTTTAGCTGATTTTGCCGGATATCAATGTTATGCGCTTAATTTTTATGCTTTTGGCTCACAAGCTTTCCGAGATAATTTTTTTAAACATAAGATTTGTATTTCTTTTGTACTTACCGGCAAAAAATGGACAGTAGGACTCTACAGCCAAAAAATAGATGTGAGCAAAATAGCGCAAGAATACGGGGGGGGAGGGCATAAAGGAGCAGCTGGGTTTACTTGTGAGACACTGCCGTTTGAAGTCTCGGGAAAAAAAGCTTTTAAGCCTAAATATCCTAACAATAATTTTAAAAAAGGAAATAAAGCAAGTGGAAAATACTGGCCAAAAGCAAAAACAAAATAAAATAACACTGGTAAGCAATGGTGTTGATAGTGCGATTGACGAGGCTCAATCTGCTTTGGTTTGTCAGGTAAGAGAATCAATCGTACCGCTTATACATGCATATATTGCAGATTTTAATAAAGAAGCATCATGTATTTTTATTGCCGATTTGGAAAAGTTTTGTCCTATCGTGCAAGATTTAAAAAAGCTAGAGCAAGAACTTATTGAGGCGACTGTTGATAGAGTAGTCGATTTTACTAATCATCAAAGGGAGGAAATATGGAAACAAAAGAAAAATGTGTCGAGCGTATAGAATATACGCTCATTTACGATAAATATATTTATCGTAAGAATTTACTGACCGGAAAACTTGAGTATGTCGGAATAATAAAAGACAAGACATGCATTTTGACTTCTCGCTGGCGCATTAAAAATAAAAAACCATGTGATTGGTATAAAAAAGATGATGCTTGGAGCATCCAAAATGCTTTATTGGATTTTTTAAAGGCTCGGAAAATCACAACAATTAAATTTTTGGATAAATACAGCAATAAAATGTATGTCTCCAATGTGTCAACGTGGACAGAGAAGGGGTATTTTTTACATTTTATGACGGCAATAAAAACAGAACTACGTATTTTCTTAAAAGATTCTTTTTTTAGCAAAACTGACAAGATCGAGAGGGCTTCATGACATCAGCAGAGATTAAGCAATTTTTTTTAGGCGATAATGCCAAAGAATTTAAGGGCAATAAAAAACGGTATAAATTTGGAACTAAAGTAATTCATGAGCCGGCTAATTGCGGAGAATGTTATTTTTCTAGAAATAGTTACTGCGTCTACGTGGAAAGAGTAATACCTAAGACAGTAGCAATAAAAGCAGATTTTAAGATGTGTATGGTACAAAAATTTATTATTGAAGAGGTAAGAGTGTGAATAAAACTAAATGGATACCTTTATGTAGTTATGTTTCTGGCTATGACAATTATATTGTTTTAGCAAGAAAGAATTTAAAGACAGGAATGATTTATTTTAAAACAAAAAGAATTAATAGTAGATTTGCAGATTCTTGCGGAAGTGCGGCAATAAACTTAGATATAAATAAGCAATTTAATTTGTTAATAACAGAAAACAAAAAAGAGGAGTAAAGACAATGCAAGAACAATCAGAAGTAGTCAGGGAAGATTTTGTCACAGTTTTAAAGAAAATACGTAAGGGGGAATGCGTATTTGAATTATCGCAGGAACTAGAAAAAATAGTTGCCGGAGTGCAGCAACATAAAAAAGCCGGAAGTTTAACCCTTAAAATATCGATTATGCCGTTCAAAAGCAATGATAGTTATACCTTGCTTGTCACGGAAGAAATCACAAGCAAAATTCCAAAAGCGGTAAAGGATCCTTCAATCTTTTTTGCATCAGATAAAAACACGCTGCACACGGATGATCCGCACCAGAAAAGTTTTAGTTTTGAAAAATAATCGGTTTTATAAAAAATAAAAAACAAGAAAGGTTTAATTATGACAACGGAAAAAGATAATTTAGCGGAATTTATGCAAGAAGCTATAGTGCTAGGCGAAAAAAAATTAAGAGTAGAACCTCATTTTTTGAGCCCAACACAACAAAATATGATTTTTTTAAAACATAAAGAGTTAGAAATAGTTGAAATGCGAAAATATATTCCGCAATATCCGGACAGAAAAAGAGTAACTGTCATGTTGACTGATGTGGAAAGTTTTATTGAGTATGTTAATGAGCACAAAACTCTTGCTACTCGTATTTTTGCACAAACGATCAAATCACCTTATACTTTTGTTGCTGCAATTGATTATCATCAGCCCAATAAAACAAAAGATGGAGACCATTTACTCGAAGTAGAAGGCGTTAATCATGCTGATTGGATTACGCATATAGCCGAATTGACACTTAACTTTTCGGATGAGTTTGACCTTTTATTTAAAAATAATAATTCTTTTTTAAACCAATCTGAATTTAGTGAATTTTTAAAAGATAATCGGAGGCTAATTGTTCATCCGGATGGAGCGACAATGCTGGAAATTGCAATGACACTTGAGGCAACAACGCAAAGCAGGGTAAAAGGATCTGTGCGCACTAATGCAGGAACACATATAGAATACAAAGAAGATATAGATGCTAAGGCAGGAAAGGACGGGAAAATTGTGATTCCTGATTCTATTATGTTTCGTGTGCCTATTTTTTTAGGGATGCCAGATGCGGATATTGATGCAGATTTTAAATTCAGAAAAATGGAAGGGCAAATATTTTTTGCTTATCGAATGTTATCTATAGAAGCAGGAATTCGTAATGTTGTAAAAAATTCAACAGAATACATTAAAGGAAAAACAGAAATTCCAGTATTTAATGGGGAATATATCCCAAGATAACCAATGAATAGAACTAAAATAGAGTGGACAGATTATACTTGGAACCCGATAGTAGGCTGCGCAAATGGCTGCTGGTACTGCTATGCTAAGACAATTTACAACAGATTCCACTCTGACAAATTTAGTAAAATTAAATATTTTCCGGAAAAACTAAATGAACCGTCAAAACTTAAGAAACCATCTAAGATATTTGTTTGCTCTATGGCTGATATGTTTGGTGACGATGTAGACAGGCAATTCGTTAAAGATATTTTATGGGCCATGTGCAAATGCGAGCGTCATATTTTCCAAATCCTAACTAAGCAACCGCACAATATTTATGGTTATTATATTCCCAAGAATGTGTGGGTAGGGGTATCGATAGCAGAAAAGAAAGATTTGCCAAATCTTAAACGGATAGCAGCATTGTCAACAAAAGGACTTAATACCTTTGTTTCGCTTGAGCCTCTAATGACAGCTTTGCCGGCTGCGCCGATTATGGCTCATTGGATTATTATAGGCGCTATGACAGGACCCGGCAGCCATAAGCATCAACCTAAAAAAGAATGGATTGATGAAATATGCTACTGGGCGAGAATCCTTGAACAGCCAGTATTTATGAAGCAAAGTTTAAAACCGATCTGGGGACCTGCGCTACTGCAGAAATTCCCTGGAGAAATGAGAGAGTTAAGGAGGTGTGGTGACCCTCGGGATATGTTTTTTGCTACTGTGTCGGATTTGGGATATAACTCATAAAAACATCAATGAAATATACAAAACATGCAAAAGAAAGATTAATACAACGATATGGCAAAGAATATAGCAAGAGATTATTTAAATATGTGCCTAGAGAAAAAATTAAGTTTTTAAAAAGATTAAGCTGTACTAGAAGTTTAGCAACAATACAAGTTGATAATGAAAGTATTTTTTTAATAATTAATCGTAAAAAAAATATAGTCATAACAGTATTAGAAGAAAGAATGTTAGCAAAATAATAATTTATGGAAATGAAACAAAATGAGCAATTGTAACCACATTCTTAAATTTACATTGCATGCTGTTGAGGACGAGAACGAAAAAATAATTTATTTTTGTGAAAAATGCGGCAAAAAATTTATTTGCATAGATAATTATAATTTTGAGGAAATAAAAAAACAAAAATCAGAAATAAAGAAAAATAGGGAAAATTAAATATGGGTAGACCGGGAAAGCAGATAGTTGATTACTTTTCGCATGATTGTGTTGCCGGGAAGATATTGTATATCTTGGAACAACGATATGGCGACAAAGGCTATGTTTTTTATTTTAAACTGCAGGAATGGCTTGGCCGTACTGAAGGACATTGTATTAATTTTGCCATAATCGAAGATTTAGAATGCTTTCTTGCTCATGCTAGATTAAAGGAATCTGATTTTAATGAAATGATGAGTTTACTTGCCAAATTGGGGGAAATTGATGAGGAATTATGGCAGCAAGATAAACGAGTTTGGAGTGAAACATTTATCGAACGAGTCTCGCATGCTTATAGTAAGCGCTCAACTGCTTTGCCGCAAAAACCGATGTTGCTGTCTTTTTTTCGGGGAGAAAACGGAGTTTCCGTGCCGGAAACTCAAGAAAGCGACAGTTTTCGGGGAGAAAACTCTGTTTTCGGTGTCGATAATCCACAAAGTAAAGTAAAGGAAAGTAAAGAAAAGAAGAAAGGCAAAGTCTTTAATGAACCCGTTCCCCTTTTGGTTGTAAACCAGAAAGGACAAAAACAAGAACAATTAGCCGAAATTGTGCCTCTAGAGCATGATCCGGCGATATACGTTGCTTACCAAAAAATCTATGAGGCGATTGGCAGATATTATACAGCAGAGGGAAAGAAAATTTTTTTAGATAATCTGCAAAAAGAGCTTTTCGACATTGTCGGGAGTGATAAAGCTGCTTGTTTTTTATTCCAGATAATCGGGAAAAATATAAATTCTTTAGCGCAACAAAACGGATTAACAGCAGCCGGCAAAATTAAAAAAGCATCTTGGGAATATTTTATTGCCGCAATTCACCGGGAATCGCAAATTTTTGTTAGTGAAACTCGGAAACAAGGGTACGGATAGTATTTTGTAAAATTATTTTTTTTAAAAAGCTTTAAATTTAAAACAAAAAGGAAAAATATGAAAAAAATAATGTTGTTCGCAATAGTCGCAATTAGCATGATACTTGCCGGATGTACAGCTAGTAATTATCAAGTTGGTGATGGAATAGGATCGCTTACCGGATCCGGTAAAGATGCAAATATCAAGGAGCAAATTAAAGGTGAAGAGGTTTCTTTTAAGCGCAATGATTCAGGAGCAATAATCGATTTTCAGGGAAAAAATGTTGAAATAACTACAAGAGACACCGAGAAAAGTACAGCTAAAAATTTAACAGAAATAATTAATTAAAAACCCGAAAGCATCTTTAAAAACTTGTGGTTCTTGGTTTAGTGAAGCGCAATAACTAAACCCGATATAGTGGCCCGCTGTATGTGATAATTGCGCCGAGTGGATGCAGAAAATAAAAGAGAGAAAAGTAAATTTAATTTATTACTTAAAAAAATAACTGAGCAGCTTGGGCAACTGCTTAACTCAAAATAGGTGGAAAAATGTTACAACTAATAGACGGTAAAGTGCATATCAACGGCGCAAATGGGGTTTACGCGCTCGAAGATAATTGTCTATTGTGTGGAAAAATTTTCAGACTTAATCTTGATGGCGGTGGGTTTTATTGTAAAGAATGCAATGATAAATTAGACGAGCAAGAAAAAAAGAAAAGGAAAAAACAAGTATGAAATATAACAAAGATATCCCCAAAATAGGCTATCAAGTTTTGGTTAAGCAAATGCAAAACAATATTCTTAGCGACATTATCGTTAAAACTCAATTAAAACTTGGTTATAGTCAAAAAGCTGCTGAAGTTACTCACGTGGCTACCTATATCGGAAAAGGTAAAATATCCGAAGCTGTTTTTCCAAGGGCAAGAGTAATCGATTTGCTTGAGGCTTATAGAGGAAGGTATGTTTATATTGTGTGTCCTAGACTGACAAAATCAGGATTAGAATATTATCATTGGAAAGGCAGATATCATATTGCGCTTGCTTCTAATTCACAAAATAATCTTAAATACGGCTTAGCATCACTTTTTTGGTGGCCGCTTAATTTTTTTACGAAAAAAAATTGGTTTGTTAAGGTTAAAAAAATTCCTTTCTTTGGCGCTTACTGCAGCTACAAAGAAGCTGTAGCTATTAGAGAAGAGTATCCGGAAAGGTTTTTCCAATGCAAACCGGTAGAGAATGTTATTCCTGCGGATTTTTTAGGAAATGATTTTGAAGTCGTTTGGGAAGGAGTGTTGCCGATTAATGAAGCCAATAATTGAAAGTTTTGAACCGTTTAAAGATGAATATTTTTGTGCCGGCAATAAGCAATATTGTCAGAAAAAAATATTAGAAATAGCCAAGAAATATAAACCGTTTAAATTACCATTACGGCATATTGACACGTGTATTACAGTCTGGCGACATGTAGCTGATATTAATAGTTTCGCTTGGCACATGAAAAGATCTATCCATGCTAATCTTAAATATCCGATTATCATGGATAATCAAGGGACTATTATCAATGGTTGGCATCGTATGGCTAAGGCTTTGGCTACTGATCAGAAATATATTTTGTGTATACGTTTAGAGGAACCTTTGCCAGCTGCAGAGATAAAGAAAAAGGTGTAAAAATGGATGAACTATATAAAGTTTTAGGTTGGAAAGGTGGAACAATTCATCAAATTGTCGCAGAAATTGAGCGACTAAAAAAGATTGAAATAGCCGCTTATAATCTGTTAATAAAAGAACTGATAAATAATGTTACAGAGTGTAAACGGTTTATAAAAAAATCTGCTCAAAAAGGTAATTACACGGATGCAATTAAGCTGCAAGGTATGATTGATGCCTATGAACATATAAAAGAAATAATTGAATTTAGGAGATAATTTTAATAAGTAAACGAAAGGGAAGAGAAAGAAATAATGTATGCGCGAAAAAGACATTAATGTAGCTATTAAAAATAATATGCCGGTGATCAAGATGGCGATGTACCAAGTTACGCGCAAATTCCCGGAGCATATTAATAAAAACGATTTTCTTACCGCCGCAATGCTAGGCTTTAAAAAAGCTTATGAAACGTGGGATGAAACTAAAAGCAGTTTCTCTTCATGGATGTTTTTTAACATATCAAATAAAATAATTGATGAAGCCAGACAAAACGATTATCTCTCTCGAGGTTTGCGCAAACAAACTAAACTAATTGAACAAGCAAAACTAGATTTATTACAAAATCAAATCGAACCTACAGAGCACAATATTGCCAGTAGAATGTCAATATCTGTAGAGCAATTACGATTAATTATTTTCCGTAAGGAAACATTACAAACTGCAATCGATATTGGCCGCGCTAAACATTCTTTTGCCGATACTTTCCAAAAAGACGAAATTAGAATCGTTTTAGAAAAACTGTCAAAACAAGCTAAAGAAATTATCACTCTTATTTATCTGCAGGGTTTTTTAAGCAAGGAAGTAGCGCTCAAATTAAAAGTGTCAGAAAGTAGGGTGTCACAAGTACATAAGCAAGCTAAACAAAAAATAGCTAAAATTTTACTGCAGATTAGCAGATAAATAAAGTAAATGAGTAATTTTAAAAAAACAGATAATTTAAAAATAAAGCCTACAAAATCAAAAGGCGGACGTCTGCGTAAAAAAGTTACGCTAAAGAAAAAAAAAAAACCTACTGAGCATATAAAATTAACCGAGCAGCAACAAAGATTCTATCATGAGTTACTTGTGGACTGGAATGCTACGCAAGCAGCAATAAGAGCCGGATATAGTGTGAAAACAGCTTATAGCCAAGGGTATCGTCTATATCATCATCCAATTGGTATGCAATATCTTCGCAAATTGGTTAAAAATCAACAACGTCGTTTGCATAAATTAGACATGAAAGCCGATGACGTGCTGGCCGAAATGATTAAAATTGCTAAAATTGATGTAAAAAACACGGTTAGTTTTGACGAAGACGGTATTCGTTTACGTCCGGACTTTGCCGTTGACGGCACGGTAATCAAAGAACTGCATCAAACCGCCAGCGGAATACGCATAAAATTTCACGATAGACAAAAAGCACTTCACGACTTGATGGAACACTTTGGCTTGTTTATTCCAAAATCCGAGGAAGAAATGCGCAATACTATTACTGCTTTAGTGGCCAGAGTGGCAGCAAGAGAAAAAGAAAAAGATAAGAATGAAAAGTGATGAAGAAATTTTTATCGAAGCGATTCGCGCTAAGCCTAAAATATATTTTAATGATGTGTTGGAAGCTACCCTTTGGCAAAAGCAAGAAGAGGTTTTAGACGAGATTGTCCATCGCAAACGAATAGTAGTTCCTTCCGGGCATGCACTAGGTAAAGATTTTTTAGGCGGCGGTTTGCCGCTGTGGTGGCTTAGTGCTTATCGTCCATCAATTGTAATTATGACGGCACCAACTGATCGGCAGGTTAAAGATGTCATGTGGGGCGAATTAACTACACAGTACCATCGTGCGGCAGCACTTGGCCATCCTATCGGCGGTAAATTAATTACGAAAAATTTGTATCTAGGTGATAAATGGTACTGTACAGCTTTTACCACTAAAGAAACCAAAGGTCAAACCGGTAAATTTAGCGGCTATCATGCGCCTAATGTGTTAATTATTGTATCCGAAGCGCAAGCTTTAGATGACTCTTTATATGAGCAAATGGAAGGTATTTTAGCTTCGGAGAATTGCCGCATTATCTTGCTTGGCAATCCGGTGCGAACTGCCGGTTATTTTGCGGCAGCGATTCGGGGATCTGATTATCATACAATTCGATTTGACTGTGAGGATAACCCAAATTATCTGCAAAAAAAGACAGTAATACCCGGACTCGCTAGTTATGAATGGGTTGAAAAAATGAAGAAATTATGGGGATTGGACAGTCCTCAATATTATTCCCGCATTAAAGGATTGTTGCCGCTTAATAGTGTTGATGCCTGTATTGATTATGCAGTGGCCGAAAGTAGAATTAAAGCCAGTATTTTGTATAAGTATAATAAAAAAAGGCGAATAGTTGCTTGTGATCCGGCAAGTTACGGTGATGATGATGCGGTTATATATGTAATGGAGGAAGGCGACATTATTGATCAAGATATTATCAAAGGTAAACGAGAAACAACCGAAATTGCCGGGCGTTGTATTATCATGCGGGAAAAATATGATTGTTTTGCAATTGCGGTAGATACGGTGGGAGAAGGGGCAGGAGTTCGCGGCGATTTGCTGCAAGCCGGGGAAAATGTGATTGAAATTAAAGGTAGCTATGCACAAGCAAGCGGGGTGCCTTCTGAATATTTAAACATGCGTGCATGGATGTGGAAGGGGATTGGTCCGCAAATGCTCAAAGATGGATACGCAAGCCTAAATGATGATCCGGAGCTGCTAGAGGAGCTGACAACACCTTGTTATTATGTGAACGGCAAAGGACAATTTCAGGTAGAAAGTAAAGATGATATTAAGCTTACGCTGCATCGCTCACCAAATAAAGCCGAGGCTTATCTTACCGGGCTGATGGCGCTGCACTTGTCTCCGGATTTGACTGATTATAGTCAGATCAGATCAGGCAAAAAACAAAAAACAAGAAGAAATGTAGCTATGTAGTTAATTTTTTTGATTGATCAGCTGATAAGAACAATAAAAAGGTTGTTTTTTATGTTGTCCGATGTAAAAAAATATAAAAAAGAAGAATTAGCAAAAGCGCAAGATAATTTGTTAATTGAAGACGATAAAATTATTAAACAAATTGTGCAATTGGCTAAAGATAGTGCGGCAAATCGTGATAAATACATTAAAAGTCATGCGGAGCCGATAGAAAGACAATTAGCCGGTCTTTTACCAAGCAAATATGCTGATAAAGAAGCTTGGCAAAGTAAATGTTTCATTAAAGAACAAAAAAAACTTGCCGAAACTTCCTACGCAATGCAAAAAGAGATTCAAAAACCTTCACGTGATTTTTACGGAATTATTGGTAAAAAAAATCAACCGGCGGAAGTCGCTAAAAAAATTAAAGAAGTTTATGACGGAATTTTTCGTTTTGGTAAATTTTTTACTACTGATCAAAAAGTTCAACGTGAGGCCGGTCAAGTTGGCACGTCTTATTTAGTTTTTGATAAAGCAGCCAATGGCGGATTGGATTTTTTTTGGATTACTTATAAAAATGCTTTGCCGGACCATGAAGCTATTGATGATTTTGACAATAGCAAATATTTTGGATATGAACAAAAAGAGCTGCTAGCCGATGTTTACAATAATAAAGAATATAGCAAGCAAGCTCGACAACAATTAATTATGGAAACATCCGGTAAAGGAGTAAAACTGGATAGTGACCAAAAAAATGATAAATTAGAATTCGATATACAGGAATTTTCCGAAGATTTATATAAAACCACTAATTTAATTATTTTTTGGATTCGTTTGCCGATTGAAATTGAGGAAGAAATTGACGGAGAAATTCAAAAAATTCAAAAATTGGAATGGCGCAAAATCGTTATTGCTGATCAAAAAATTATTTTATTAAATAAAAAGGATCTTTTTGGTTTTATTCCAGCTGCTGCTTGCACAATTATTCCTATGCTGTACTCGGTATATGGAGAAGGATATTTATCAAAAACTGTTGGCTTGCAAGACTATATCAACGATTTTGTCAATATTGCCTTAGATCGAGTTAAAAAGGGGTCATTTCCGGCGACATTAAGGGAAAGAGGCGCAATAGCAGCAACTGAAGCGTTAGATGTTGATCCCAACGGAGAAACAATCGTTGAAGATGGGAAAATTAATGCTATTAAGGTTTTACCACTGGCGAATCCTAATGTTACTGACATTTTACAAATGCTTGTTTTTTTATTTGCTAAAGTCGAAGATTTAAGCGGCTTTAATAAACAGTCGCAGGGAACGGCGACAACTAGCGGAGATAAAGAAACTCTTGGCCAGTCAGAAATGAAGCTGCGAGCTAGTGAGCGACGAGTATTTGTGGTATCGGCAGAAAATGAAGAAAGTTATTATATTCCGCTTTTTTCAAAAATTTTCAAATGTTTATCGCAGGGCATTATTACGCAAGAATTTGTTAATGATGTTTTGGGGATGGACGAAAACAAAATTCCTTTGCTAAATCCTGATACCAATCAAGCAATTATTGATCCGGAAACCAATCAACCGGCCATCGAAACCGAAACCAAGCCTCTTTTAGATATATCCACTATCGGGAAATACAATTATGAGTTTGTCTGTACCGGCACAACGCAGTATTTGCAGAAAATGTTAAAAGAAGCCAGATTCGAAAAGTGGATGAATCGCATCGCTGCTGATCCGCAATTTAGGGAGCACGTGAAGTATGACAAGGTTATACAACGTTATACACAATATATAGATATCGAAAAGTCCGAAGAATTACTCCGTGACGAAAAGGAAATGGCAGAACTGGAAAAAGCAGTGATTATGCGATTTAAAGAAGAATTGTTGAAAGCCAAAATGGCGCAAAGGGCGCAAAGCGCAGCATGAACAAAGAAATTAAAATTATAGCCAATTCTGAAATCAAGCAAAAATTAGGCAAAGAATGGGAATTTTTACTAGCAGGTAAAAATAAGAGAATTTTGCGACGTTATCTTGTCGCTAAAATTAATAAATATAGTAGGCAATTAGATACTGATTATACCAACCGAGATGCTTGGGTAATTAAAAATTTTATAAAAAATGAACTTATCGACGATGTAAAAAGGATTATATTAGAAGGAAAAATAGCTGCAGATAAAATTAATAGTTAAGTAAGAGGAGGGCATTTTATGCCCACGAATTTAGAAATTATTGAGAATCTGACAGGTAATTGCGAGCAATTACATATATATATTAAACGTTTAAAAAAAGAACGGGATACAGCTTTAAAACATGCGGTAGAAATGGAAAAACAACGAGAAGATTTGCGCGGAGAAAACTTAAGTCTTAAGGAGCAGCTGACAAAAATTAAATTTGGGAGGAGTTCGTGAAAAAAAGTAAAAAAACTAAAACAAAAGAAATGATGCAAGATTTTCCGGTAAAACAGGAAAAAACAGTAAATATTAAAAAAGTTCAAAATGGACATATTATTAATGTTTATGACGGTCAAAAAGATAAAAGCTATGTTTCCAAGAGTGCAGCGGAAACCAAAACTATATTAAATAAATTACTTTAATAAATCCGGAAAAGAAATTCCGGCAATAATTTAAAAATTTTAGGAGGTTATATGGGAAAGCAAGTGGAGAACAGCGAGAATAGTCAAGAAACTAAAGTGCCTGCGGGTGATGAAGTTTCTGTTGGTGTTTCTCAAAATTCGGAAACAAGTGATAGTAACGGTAATGCAACAGACGAAGAAAACGTCGCTAATCAGGCGGAAAATACTGCAGGCGGGGAAACTCCCGAAGACAAAATCAAACGTCTAGAGCAGGAAAAAACTGATTTGGCGCAAAAAAATGCGACTTTAATTAAGGCTTTAGGCACAACGCAGGAAATTAATAAAGATGAGGAAACGGAAACTTTGCGCAAGCAAAGAATTAATCGTCGTAAAGAAATTGAAAGTCTCAAATTCACCGATGAAGATCGATATTATGAGGAATTAGACAAATTTGAGGAACAGGAAAGAGCGAGAACCATTAAAGAGGAGCAAAGCAAATCCTCTTCAATGGCGCAAAAAAAAGAAGAAATCAACCGAGAAATAAATTTATTGTTGAAAGACATTGCTTCGGACGAGCACAAAGAACTTATTTTAGATAAGGGTTTAGCGCTAATGAATACGGGCCAATATACCTATAAAGAAGCGATTATTTTGGCAAAATCTAAAATTAAAAAAATATTAAAATTGGATGATGCCACGGTTGTCGACAAAGAAAGTAAAAATGAAGACGATGTTGTTGGGTCAAGAAGTAGTCAATATCGAGATATAAACACAAAAACCGAAGTAATTACAACTAAGCAGCAACATAAACAATTTAGAGCTGCTTGCAAAGCAAAAGAAATTTAAAAAAAATTAAGGAGATTTTGAATTATGCCAATGCAATCATTTGAAGATCAGAAAGCAAATGTCAGTAAAGATAAGCTAAGTGCTAGAGTGCACAAGCAGTATCTTGACGTTGGAGTATACGCGCAAATTTGCGACGATGCCGACGATTTTAAAGAAGGAATGGGTGAAAACGCTACGTTTACCAAAGTTTTAAGATTGGAAAAGAAAGGTCGCGAACTTGATCCAAATAAGGACATCGAAGCCAGCAACTTGAAGTTTGCAACGGGAACTTGCAAAGTGAAGGAATATGGGAATAGAGTGGATGTCCCAAAATTAATGAAAGTACTTTCACAACATGATATTCCGAAGAAAGCTGAAGAGGCTTTACAAGATGATTATGGCGACACAATGGAAGAGCTCATTGAGCAAGTTTGTGAAACTGCCAAATTTCAAGCGTTAATCACAAGTACTACAGCTACCACGGTAGTACAAACCGGTACTCCGGGAGCTACAACTAGAAAGAGTCCGACGCTCAAAACTATACGAGCGTTAATCGATTATATGGAAAAATGGAAAGTCCCGCTTCGCGGAAGTTATTTTTTTGGATTTGGGGCTACTGATTTTATTTCCGCTATTTATGAAGATTTGGAAGCAATTGCCAAATATTTAGAACCAGAATATCGTCTCCATAATGAAGTAGGCCAAGTTTACGGTACAAGATTTATGAAAGATCGTAATTATTTGGAGAATGATGTTGAAGGAGATGCCTCCAACGTTGGTGAAGGAATTATAGTCGGCAAAGAAGCAGTAGTCGAAGCAGTAGCGGAAGAATTTAAAGCGCATGTTGATGTTGATGGAGTTGGCAAACGTTTACAGAAGCTTTCTTGGACTCGTATTTGCGGTTATGAAAAAATGTGGGACATTGTCGCTGATGAAAAAAGAGTCGCTACGGCTCCGGGATACAAGAAGGGTTTAGAAAGAATTATGTTTATTAACAAGAAAGCTGCTTAAGCTTTAAAAACTGTTTTTAAAATTATTATTATTATTTTATAAAAAGGAGAAAGGTAAATGTCAAAAACTAATTATGCAGATATGCGCGGTTTTGCCGACGGCTCATTTTCGTTAATTCAAGAGCATGTCGGGCAAGAGACAGCAGTCACCGCTACCGGCAATATTAAGGGCCGTAAAGAATTTGATTTAGCTATGCAGCCGCTGCAATTGAGCGCAGAGGTAACGGTAGCACTATCCGGCACAGGATCGTTGGAGTACCGTAAATCCGATGATACCGTAATGGCTACATTAGCGCTCACTAGCGGTACTGCCGCAGGTACAATACTTACGGCTTCAACAATTGTTTCCGCCGATGATATTGATGTCGGTGAAATCGGAAAATTTTATGTGGCTACGGCTTGTGATGCCGGATCAATTATTCCGGTTTTAAAATTTGTTGAAAAATTTAAAAACGAGTAATTGAAAATAAGTTAATTTAGTCAACCGGATAAAGTCCGGTTGGCTATTTTTTAAAAGGAGAATTATTTTGTTAAATGTGATAGTGCCAAAATATGAGGAAGACGTCAAATTACAACGCACGGAAAGGCGTTTAGGCAAAGTTTTTAATACTAAAGACAAAGAAGATGCGGTCAGAGAATTTCGATGCCCGATTTGCGGTAAATGGATTTTTTATCATTATCGAGAAAAAACTCAATACATTATCAAGGGGCAATGGGATTTTGATAATGATGAGTTGGCTTATTGCGGAGTAGGGACAGTATCTCGACCTAATCAAAAAGATCAAACTTGTGCAGATTACTATCAAGAATGGCTAACCTATAGAAAAACATCATGGAAAGAAAGAATCAATTTTTTAGGTAATGAATACTTAAAAATAAAAGCAATGCTGGATAAGCAAGGATATCGCAGCATCCCTAAAATTAAAAAGAAACTTTATATTCCTAAAGCTTTAGGGAATTTAGATTATTAATATGAGAATAGTTATTTTAATTATTTTGTTGTTGTTGGCAAATACAAGTAATCTGCCGGCGGCACAATATTATGTATATATAGATAATATTGGGAAAGTACATCCCGGGCAAGAAGCCGGGCAAACCGAAAAAGGGGATATTGTGGCGATAGCGCCTTATCTTGACAAATATAAACCATCTAGGTCAGAGTTACAAAGGTACTTTATACTTGTTGCGGATTTAA